TTTCGCGCTTTGCTCCAGGATAAAGGCTAGACTCCAGAACTTTGATCAGCTCTGCGCGATCCTGCATTGCTAACTGGTTGTCGGCTGTTTTAATCATATTGCTCATAGCGCTGCCCTTACTTCGGCCAGGCGCTTTTCCAGTTCATCGACTGATGCCTGAATTGTCTTTTTGTGTTCAGCGTCCCAATCGACGCTGATCATCTGGAAGTCAATATCGACCACTTCAGATACGCGAACCCAGTTAGCATGATCTTCATCAGCGCGGAATACAGCGCAATGATCGCAGTCTTTCAAGTATGGCATTTTGTAAAGTGCTATTTTCATGGCATTACTCCTTGGTTGATGTGTTAAGTCTACTCTGTCGCATGGCGTGCGGTATTGTGGGATATACCTATTTAACCAACCTTATTCCTTCCGCCCATTTCCGGTCACTGTGCTGCTGTGCAAATGTCACCGGCCTGCGCGTATCGTCGCCAGGATAAACGTCTTGATATGTGCTGATTATTGACTTCTGCAGCAACAGATTCGGACAATGGCCCAGCTTCTCAAGCTCTGACATTTTCCTAATCAGCATGTCTAGCGCCCGCTGCGTCATCGGCTTTTTTGTATCCTCGTCGCGCATGTCTATGAATGATTGCAGCATGTTTCTATCTATGCTGTCTTGCAGTAACAGTGGGATTATTGCTTTTTTCATAACAATGATCCCTGCCTGGCTTCATCGTCAAATCTTTTTCCTGCCATTGATAGATTTATTTTTGCCTGCTTGAAATAAGAGTCTTTCAATTCTATGCCGATAGCTTTTCTGCCTAGCGATACTGGACTATAAACTTCGCTACCAACTCCCATAAACGGCGTCAGGATCGTCTCTCCCACGTTTGAATAAAGATCAACAAGTCTGTCAATAACATCTAGCTGCAATGGATGCACATGCTTTTCGTCATCTTCCTCTTTGCTATCACGATACGGAAGAACGTTATCAATTCTAATATCATCCCAAACGCACGAAGCATAACGCTGCCAAATATAATGGCTCAGCTTGTTAGATTTTGGATCGTCATGGTCATAGTACATTGCGTTAAGACGCTCCCACAATTCTTCCGCTGTCAATTTTGATTCGTTAGCATTATTCCATGCATTCAAAATGTTGGGAAGTATTGGCGTTTCTCCGGCGTATCTTTTTAACCCGCATGTGTGCGTTACAGGTACGGCATTATCCCCTTTTTTTGTTAGGATAAGAACATAGTCCGGCATAGCTGTAAAACACTGCGTAGAGTCTTCTACAATCAGTTTATGCATCAGGCTCTTAACCATTGTCCTCATTCTTACCTTCAATGGCTCTTTCCAGATTGTTATTCTGTTCCTGTATTGAAACCCGTACTTTTCATGAATTCTAATTATTTCATTCGGAAAATCCCATAGACGGCATGAATTATCAAAAACATCAGTACAGTGAACAGCCGTAATTCTTCCGGGCTTTGTTACCCGTGCAATTTCAGATACAAGGAAATCATATTGTTCTAAAAATTGCTCTTTGCTTTCACAGTTTGAAAAGTCTCGTTCGCTTGAGCTGTAATTATATAGCCCAGCAAACGGCGGAGAATAAATTGACAGATCGACAGAGCGATCTGGTATTGATGGCAAAACCTCCATGCAATCTGAATTGTATATTGCATAATTTTCTGTAACAACTTGCTCTTTAACCATGCTCATTTTACAAACTCCGGTAGCTTTACTTTCTGATTGAATTCTTTTGTCAGTATTGAAAAATCTTTGTTGGTATTATCAATAAGATTCTGATACAACTCTATAGCCTTTTGTGTTTTTTGTTGCAGCGCCTCCATAACACGCTCTTGTCCGTCACTAATAACAAGATCAATTACTACATCATTTTTTTGACCAAATCTCCAAAATCTCCGAATAGCTTGATAGTATTGCTCATAACTCCATGTCGGGAAATAAACTGTATGGTTACAATGCTGCCAGTTTAACCCCATCGAAGTCATTGACGCTTTTGTTATCAGCCTGTCTATTCCTCCTTTGGCAAACTCTATCAATATGTCTTCCTTTTTATCAATCGACATTGATCCTATTATTTCAACAGCTCCATCATCCATTGCCTTTAGCGCTGCACTCTCGTCGTTTGTGCTGCACCAATATACAGAAGTTTTACCTGATGCTAATTGCACGGCCTTTTCGCATCTTTCAATCGTTGTTTGTTTTTGCTCTATTCGTACCTCTGTCATCGTCTTTGCTGGCATTGAGAATAATGACGTCTGGCCATTTATGCACCATGTTTCTTTGTTGTGTACTATATGTTGTCTCGTTATAAGTTCAGGCAATATATACCTGTCGTCGCTGTACCCTATATCTGACGGCTTCTTTACCATCATCGCCCATTGATTTACCCATGCAAAAAAATCTCTTTCTGCGTGCGGTTTAAGATAAAACTTTTCCCCTATATTTCTATTATTTGAGTCTACAGAGTTCTGGTTGCTCTTAAAAAACTTCCCAAGCATGTCCATATAGCCCATATACCCAAGAGCCTCTGAGCTGTTTCCTAGCTCGATAAAATCATTTGGCGACGGCGTTGCCGTAGATAGAAATCGGTATTTGACTCGCTTTATAAACGCAATTATCTCGTACTTAGTTGCTCCTGCATAGTTTTTCAGTATGCTAGATTCGTCAAGCATTACACATTCAAAATCATCAGAATTGAAATGATGTAATCTCTCATAATTTGCGATAACAATTTTTTTAGTAAACTTTCCATCCTTTGATTGCTCAATATCATCTATCCCTATTCTTTCGGCTTCATTCAAAAATTGAAACGCAACGGCCAGCGGCGTAAGTATAAGCACTCGTTTATTAGTCTCTTTAACAACGTTGTATGCTACAGCTAGTTGAATTAAAGTCTTTCCAAGCCCTGTATCGGCAAATACACCATACCTGCCTTTTTTTACAGTTTCCCTAATAATATGCTCCTGAAAATCAAAGGCGCTTTCTGGAATCCAGTTACAAGAAAACCCGCTTTCTGACAGAGAGTGCCTTTTGTTTTGTATAAACTCTTGATAACTTAATGGCATTTTTCAATCCTTATAGTTTGTGCTGCTGCATTGTGCGATCTATTGACCATCAAAACACTAAGTAGTTACCGCACATTCTTGTAAGTCGTGCCATCTAAAATCTTCTCAACGCATGCTTTTGATACGCCAAGCGCTTCGGCCCACTGCTCAACCGTTTTCGTCTTCGCAAGCTCTGCCATTATCTCCCTGCGCCGTTTTCTATCCGCACGCAATAACCGGACATTGGCGGCAGATACTTTGCGAAATTTCCGCTTGTCAGCAGCAAACTCTGACGCACGGCATAGGTACTCGTCGCGTGACAGTGTGCGCTTGCCTGATGATAAGTCTGGATAGTCTGTTAAAAATGCCATGTCAATCCCCCTCTTTTAGTATTTCTGAGATTTCTTTCTTGATCATTTATTGCACTCCTTTATTGATGCGGCAGATTATTTGTCAAAAATGACATCTAATTATAGTTATGCACCGCTCGCGCCAGAAACGCAAAAGTAGCAATCCGCCAGCACATTATTGCAGAATTCTTCATCTTTCTCATGCTTTGCAAGCGCAAGTGCTAGTGAGTAAGTTAAATCAACATGCTTGAAGCCAATTTCCGGCTTGATCTTTTTTGCATACTCAAAAATTCTCTCCGCAATATCAAAAACTTCCTGCTCCACCGCTTGCTCGTGTTTGTTCATTATTTCCACCTCGCTCCATTTTTCAAAATTTGCTGGTTTCTCATTGCTTACAACCTTCCAAGATGCGCCGCCATCAAAACTTCTAGGCGGAATCTTTATCAATGAGCCAACAAGGCCTGCCTCTGTAAGACCTCCTCTTGGCTCAACATCAAACTCAACTAATATTTTCATAAACAAACCTATATAATTCATGCATAACAAGTCGCTCAAGTTCAGTCGTCACTTTGTTCCTCCTTGGACGGCGCAAGCGCCGCCACTTAGCTCTGTGTTATACGTCACGCTTCAATAGTTTCGCCAAGTATTTAGCAGCGTTCGCCTTTATCTCAGCGTGGTACTTTACTGGCGCAATGATGCTACGAACCTCTGCAATACCTTCCTTGGCTCTCTCCTTGCGAAGTCGAGCCATTAGCTCAGATTTCGGTTTCATGCAAGGCTGACCATTCCGCTATGCACAACCACCTCTTTTCTTTTTTCCCATCTAGCAACAACTCCAGAAAGTGATTTTGACAAAGAATCTATTGAAACTGGGCCTTTATACAGTGCCAATGCTAATTCTCTTGCGCTTTTGATTTTCATATCTGCATCTCCGTGGTTGATGTGGTCATTATACACGGTAACGCGTTACTTGCAACACTCGGAATATACGTAATTGCTCGTAGGCGTTACGTATAACTACGCGGTCAAGCCGCAGCTACGCTGCTTGGACTCGCTAACGCGAGCCGCTTACCGCAATGTTAGCACCCACAATCGGCGTGACTGTTACGCCAACAAGGGCCGTCATGCTTTGCTATCGAGCCGCGCGGGTAGAACAGCATCCCGCCGAACCCGTTGTCACCGCCGGCATTGCAAACAGGGCATTTCTCCCACGATAAGCTGCCGCCTTCGCGCTGTTCGTATGTGATGTGCTTCATCTCGCCTTCGGTTGCCGTTGCTTCGGATTTGCAGCTTCGGCAAGTTCCTCGCCACTCGCGGTCTTCCGGCTTCGTTCCTGTCTTGATGACCTTCATGTCTTCTCCTAGATGGGTGCTAACAATTCATTCAAGCCGACGCCTTCGGCGCGGCTTAATTCAGGCGTTATGCGTCAACAGGCAGTGCGCCACCTTCTGGGCCTTCATCCACATCCGGCATATTCTGCCAAGCGTGCGCCTCAATAGTTGCATCCTGATCGTCGCTACCATAGGCAATTTCAACCCAGTGCAGGCAGGTGCTGCCATCTTCGTACCGCTGGCTGTCAAGATACTCGCGGAATTCTGCGCGCTGCTTATCGCCAATATCGCTGTTGCCACATCCTTCCTTGCTTCCATCGGGGCAAACCAACATCGTCCTGTTATTGTTTACAACCTCATGGCTTGCATTTGGGCCAAGCACGCCAAGCCCTATGGCTTTTGCGCGGTCGGCTGCAGCTTCGATTGCCTCACTGTTCCAGCTCGTTACTACGATTGCATTGTGTCTTATGTATCCCACGCATCATTTCCTCGTTTCAGTGTATTGTGTTTACGCATAACAAGTCATTGAACGCGACTCGCTACGCTCTCGCGTTAATTCGGTGTTATACGCCACGTATTCGGCGCACAGTTATAGTTTCTTCCACCACCTGAACCTGTGGTTGCCATATATCAGTTACCGGAACATCCAGCACCGCAGCAATGCTGTACGCGGTCTTAATCGTTGGGTTTGCTGTCACCATTTCTAATTGATGTACATGCTGCTTACTCATTCCTATGCAGTCAGCCAAATCCTGTAACGACATACCTGCTTTTTGTCGCAGTTCCTTTAGATGGTTGGCGTATAACAATTCGCTCATGGTCGTTCCTCACTGTGTTCGTCACTGGACAGCCTTCGGCTGCCCCATAGCTCTGGGTTATGCCTCAATTACTACCGCTGGCGTAGTAAAAACATTCTCGCATTTCCAGCATTCATGATGCCACCTTTCGTCATGCTCAAACCAATTCCAAGTAATTTTGGTTTCCATCTTGCAATACGGGCACCGAGGCATAACAAGTCGCTCAAGGCCGCTCCCGTTGGTCGCTGGACTCGCTTCATTCGTTTCACTCATTGCGCTCACCCCTTAGCTCTACGTTAGCCACCACGAATTGACGCGGCGTGTTCTTCAAGTGTTGGGTTCCGTTTGTGCATAACTCCGTCGCGCTGGTGTCGCTTGTGCAAGCACAGCTTTAGCAATCCTGGGCCGCTTGGCTCAATCTCAAAACGTATGCATCGGTCATGCGCAAATACAACCGCCTTTGTTAGCGTGTTGTAGTCAAAAGTAGAAAATCCACAATGCCTAGAATTTGTTTCAATCCCGCTGCCGCAAGGCTTAATTTTTCCCTGTATATGGTGCGCACCTCCGAAAAGATCGCACAGCATGTCAAAGCATTCCCACTGGTCGTCAGTCATCCAAGGGTATTTCTCCGTGCGTATTTTCTCGTTCCATTCTTCGTTCGTCATAAAAACTCCGTGCTGTGTTGTATAACAATTCGCTCAAATCCGCCCTTACGGGCTGGACGCTGCGCCGAGTTGCGGCTTGCGCCCCATAGCTCAGGTGTTATGCGTCATCGGCATTTGTAACCGGCGTTAGCAATCATCCGTATGTCACGCTGTGACCACCCATCATTCCACTTTCGCTTTATTTCTGTAATTAGGGAAAGTACCTATAACTGATAATTCTGTTTTGTGTACCAACTGCGCGCCGTCATCCCCAATCGCAATATATACAAAGTCTTCGTCATACTCGGTAATAATTGTAAATTCCTTCTCACCCCATAAAACTTCGTCACCTGTTTTCATCAGTAATCTACCGCCGATTTCTTTGCAGGCGCAGGAACATAGCCAGCGGCCATTGAATCGAACCTGCTGAATTCTCCGCGATGCAAAAGCATGCAATCGCCAGGCTTTGCGTGCCTATGCTTTGCCACGACAACGCGGCTTACTCCTTCGTCCTTTGTTCTGGTAACGAATGCCACAATATCGGCATCCTGCTCAATTTCTCCAGAATCCCTTAAATCCGACAAGCGCGGATCTCGCTCGGTCTTATCAATCTCGCGGTTAAGCTGCGCCAGAACGATTACAGGAACATCTAGTTCCTTAGCCATCTCCTTGCACTGCCTGCTTATCTCTCCAAGCTCCTGTGACCGCGTGCTTTGTTTTGTGGTGGTTGTTCTAACAAGCCCGATATAATCAATAACAATAAGCGCCGTTTTGTTCATCCGTTTTTGAAATCTTGCAATTGACCGTATTTGACCAATTCCAAGCCCTCCACGATCACAAATCCACAACGGCATTGCTTTTATTTTGATTGCCCCTCCTGTTATCTGTGCCTGATGATTTTCAACTTTACCCGTATCAATTGCATGCAACGGCACACGTCCGGCGCTTGATAACATGCGCCTAGTCAGCTCAAGCGATGACATTTCCAAGCTGAAAACAAGCACGGGTATATTATTCCCGCATGCATTTTCTGCAATATTCATCGCCAAGGTTGTTTTTCCAGTTCCAGGTCTTCCGGCAACAACAACCATATGCCCCCCGCGCATGCCGCAAATTATCTTGTCAAGGTCATTGTATCCCGATCCGATACCGCTATAAGAACCGCCAGAATCCATGCGCTGTGTAATATCTGCAATCAGCTCAGGCATGCACTCTGCTATACGCTTGACGTCTATGGGCTTTGCGTAGTCTGCAACCTTGGCAATATCATGCTGTGCTGCGTTTATCAGATCTGCCGGATTCTTTCCACGCTCAATTGATGACAATGCGTTATGCAATACATTCCTGTAATTCCTGAGCTGTGACAGCTCCCTGATGTTATTAGCAAACACTTCGACATTGGATGAGCTTGCAGACTCGCGCTGTATCTGTGCAGCCTCTGCAATTGTCATCTGGCCTCCTGACAGTGTATCCCTCTTTGCTGACAGGGTTATTATATCAACTGCCATTCCTTCCCCGCGCACGGCCATTATCAGGAAAAACAGGTCACGGCAAATTGGATCGGTAAAGTCGTTAGGATGTACAATCCCGCAGACAGACTCAATGCATTCGTTGTTTAACAGCATTGCCCCGATGCAGTATTGCTCTGCTTCAACGTTTGACAGGTTATTCATAAGAGCCTTCCAGCACCTTCACAAACTTGCTTTTGGTTATTAGGAAATCAAAGTCAGCTTTCCAGTTTATTTTTCGTCCCATTAGAAAATCCATGCCGCTGACCTGTTCGAAGTATGCTTCCCAAAAGTCTAGTCCGTAGTAGCTAGACTTAAGCTGACAACATGATCTCATTGCTGATTTGCGTTTGTCTGTAAGTATTTTTACAGATGGAAGCTGTGGCAATATCTTGTGATACAGGTCAATGATTGCCGGATAGTCTGGATGCTTTGTTGCCATCCTGTCATCGCCAGATGACGAAGGTGTTTTATTATGGGTTATGGGTAGTGGGTTATGGGTTATGGGTAGCATGTCATTCGCATCGTTTTTTGATGCGTTCGCTATGCGTTCGCATTCATTTTCTATGCGTTCGCATGTTCCGCGCATGTTTTCTTTATGTTTTCCCCATCGCATATCCGCTGATTTTCTTGCAGCTTCGCTCCTTCCGTATATCTTTTCCAGCACCTTATGACATCCAGAATGGTGGTAGCCATCACTCTTAAGAGTAAAATAATCGTCAAGTATGTAGCTTACCGCTTGCTTTTCTTCAGGCATCCTTGCCCCTATCATGCGGCATAATTTGTCCTTGTCTGCCACCAATGGCGTCTCCTGCAGGTAGTAGCAGTCAATCAATGATCTATATACGCCATGCTCAAGCAGCGACAGGTTTGCCGTGTCTTTACGATAGTCTCCGACATGGAAAGGATAGTGATGCATCAAACGCCAAACCTTGCCGCAATAGCTGCAATGGCACGCTGATACTGTTCTGGTGTTGCATTAGGATTGATTGCTATCCACTGACGCTTTGCAGCTTCATAGCCGACATAATCGGGGCGATTCATTCTTTCCTCTCCAGTTGCATCCCCAGTTAATGATGCACTGCGCCCCAGACCTGGAGAGCCATCGCCAGTCAGGAGCTACCTGAATGGAGGGGCGAGTGCTACCGATAAAATCGGTATCCGAAAAATATCCCACAACTCACAAACGCAGTCAAGCGCGGAAAGCTATAGGTATATCACGCAGTGGTAAAAATGGCCGTTACGCTCAGCGTAAAAGCCAAGTCAGCGGCAAAACAGTGCTATTTCCGCTTCCCTGCGCTTTGTTAAACCTGCCAGCACTGTGCCGCCAGCTTTATTCCAACGTCGAAACTGCGCCGATATAGCTGCATTGTCGCCGCCATCATTGATGACTTTCCGCAATGTGCTGCTGCCGAATGCATTAAGACCGATGTTGTATGCCAAATCAGTACACGCGGCCAGCAATGCAGGCGATTTGATAGCCGGACAACTGGCAAGAACGCCATCCTGGAACCGCTGTAGCATAACGCGCAACAGCTCGACGGCACGCTCCTCGGTAATCGGCTTGTCCTGTAGCGTGACTTTTACGCCGTCAGGGTAGCGAGTACAGCCAAATCCGATAGTCGGGACGCCTGCGGGACACAAATAGGGATGCGATACAAAGCCCTCAAAGCGCTTGCACAGCGCTACAGACAACTCCAATGCCGTTGCCTTATCCTCTGCATTCATTTTGGCAGGACGCGCACTGGGCCGGTTGTAGCTACACGCAGAACAGCATGCACAACGCCACCGCAAATCAGCAGCAGTTGAGCCTGTACGGATGGATCATTCGCAATCGTCGCAATGGTAACGACTGTTGGATTGTGTGACAGCATAGCAGCGCCGGTTACAAAAGATAACGCGCTGGCCCAAAAAGTTCTTGATGAAAAAATTGACTTCATGTTTACCTCGCAACCACAACAACCAAACCAATCAGCGAAACTCCGACGATTGATAGCGTGCCTAACATTCCCGCAACTATCCATCGGCGCAATTCTACAAGCCCGGGGATGACCTTTTCTATCTCAACCATCCTTATTTCTATCTTTTCGTACTGCGCAAATGCTCGATTCAGTGCAGCCTTTGTCTCCATGTGCTGCTCTTCAAGCCTGACAAGCGATTGAAGCGCGTCACGAATCTGGAATATTGCCTCTTTCAGCTCGTCGCAGTTACGCTCTAGCACGGCTATTCTCGCCTCTGCTGTTGTCATATCCACCATGCCCCCTCGCGCAACTCCTGCGCGTTTACTATTTACAAAGTCGAAGCCAACCTGAACAGATCATCAAGCTGCTGCTCTGTGATACCAAGCTGACCAGCCATGCCTATTACCAGCGCATTGTTGCGCTCGATGTCGAGCGCGTACTCCCACCAATCCCGTAAGTCCTGCGATCCTGATGCAACAGCCTGCTCGACCGTTGCCCGCAGTCCAAGCTGGTTAAGCGCAAGCCTAATCTGCCGAGGGCTTACGGTTGCAGGAACAGGATTTCTCGGCATGTCAGCTCCGGAACACACGTCAACACTGCCGTCCCCATAGCGGATAAGCTCGTAATCAACATGCTCAGTCTTGCCTGCAATGGCTGCGTGAAACTCCGTAGATTGTGGATCAAAATTATTCCGCATATCAGCCACCCATGAGGTTGAAATATGTCGGGATAAGCATCATCCAATCATTTGACGATGACAGCGTAAGTGATCCCTGCCACTTCTTGTTTGCCGCGGCATTTCGCGCAGCAGAACCCTGTAAGAAAAATTCAGTCGCAGAACACCACCACGCAGTTCCAGACAGCGCCGTACTGATGCCCGTGGTCATAGCGGTGGATGTGATCTGGATACCGCCGATGTACATCTTGAATGTTTTGCTGTTGGCGTTGTTCTTGGCAAAATTCAAGAATGTAGGAGCCGTTACTGTTCCTGTGCGGATAAGATTATCATTCACAGTCATAAAATCAGGCGCGAATGTTTCAGAGGCATTACCGCCAAGGTTGCCACTTGTAGACAAAGAGGCACTGCTGGTGCATTGGATGGTATTTGCGTCAATCACCTGCACATTTGTATACCATCCAGCGGCCGCAGAGCCGGATGACGGAGCCAGATAAATGCTGTGCCCATTATGCAGCGCCGCCGTCAGTCCGTGCGAAGTCCATGTGATAGTTACCGCAGTTCCAGACTGCGAATAGGTAGCGCCAGATGGGTTGATGTTGATGTATCCAAGGAGGGTATTATTGTTGTAAATCTGCGTGTACTTGCCCCCCTCCAAAACCCATTTTCCGCCATACGCCTTGACCTTAACCCCTGATTTTCCGAGATCAGTGGCAATCGCCTCGCATCCGTCGTAAGTAGTCGCGTTATACCCGCCTACGATGTTTGCCAGCGTATCAATCGCCACAGGGCCGCCGCCAACGCGATCCCATATATTTGTTCCAGGAGTTGAAGTGCCACGAACAACGAATTCCCCCCCATTTGAATCAGGTTTATCTGTGAACCATGCCGTCGTTCCTGTTTGCAGCGATGATGGATCTGGCGCGCTAGAGTATGTCCCGCTATAGAAATATAGCGCACTTGGTGTACCGTTTTTGAAAAATGGTCTATCCACTGTCATCGCCTCATTGGTCGGTAAAATACTGGCCTGTCATTGCAATCAGGCTAGAATCAGTCAGGTTTGAACGTTTCAGCAGCGTCGTAGATGCTGTCGCTGTGTATTTGCTATCGTACACTTGCAGGATCGTTCCTGCATGATAGCCAACAATCGTGCCTTGTATAGCATTTAGATCATTATACGTCGTGCAAACTGCTGCGCCCCTGTCTCCTCCCAGTCCCTTTGTCGTCAGCGCAAAAGGAAAATTACTAAACGTTAAATCATCACCGGCAACACCGCTTCCCTTATTTGTAAAATATACCTGCAGCGAATAAGTGACAAGATTTCCGGTTTTTACATACACCCCACTCGATGTATACGCTACTGCAGTATTGTCAGTAAACAATACAGAAGGCGTCCATTCAGTAGCAGCGCCATCACCAGTTGTTGACGAGTCGCCAGTGCAATAAATCAGCTCTGCTGCTGTTGCGCTGTTTGCCGTTCCGGCGATTTGTCCTGCTGATTCTTTGTACAATTCGACAGACAAGAAACGAGACGACGTTACACCAGCGCCATCAGTCAGAATTGTTCGGTTGCTTGCGCTTGTTGCTGCTGTCTCATTGCTAATCTTTCCGCCTTTCCATTCATTAGATGATGACGTTCCTGTGATATACAGTGCATTTACGTCTGTTGTGTCAATTAGCTCGTCGGTTGCTTTCAGTCCGACAACATCATCAACTGTGAATTTATCCGTCATCACAAACGTGTTGCCATGCATTACAATATCATTTGCACCAACGATTGACACTCCGCCGTTTGATACGCGAGTTGCACAGATATTCCCTATGAATTTATTGCTATCGTTTCCTGTTCCAGTATGCGTGATAACATTACAGTCACGAACATAGTCACGGAAAGTATTACCCATAAAAACGCTGTTCTTGCACCCTGCAATCGTCAATCCGGCAGTGTAGTTATCGTCTAATGTGTTATTTACCACTGACAAACCATTACCGCCTGTCCCGCATTTGATGCCTGTCCCATCTGCCAAGGCAAGACCTGTTCCCCTGATGATATTGTTCTGAATTAGGCAGTCATCGTAGGACGTGCCGGACAATGAAATGCCATAGCCGCCCAAATCCTGAAATGTGCAGTCTGAAATCTCAAGACGGTTGACTACAGACGCTCCTTTGGCAGCTATTCCGCCACTTTTGCAATCAGGCGCTTCAAATATACAGTTTTCAAAAATTGAATCATCAATCGTGCAATCTGCGCCGATGACAAGCGCATCGGACGCAAGTCCGGTATTGACCAACGAGCGGAATTTTATGTTTTGAAACTTCACATTCTGCACATTTACAATCTGCACAAGCTCAGTCAGCGTTGCCGACGAGATAACAGTTCCACCATATACACCACACACAGTAAGATTGCTGCAATCCAATGACAGCATAGTGTCAATGTTATAAATTCCAGTCGGTAAAAAAATGTAGTTCCCGTCAGTGAAAGCCGCATTGAAAGCATCCCCCTGATCGCCTGTCCCGTCGTTCAGTATGCCAAGATCATCTACAGCATTCTGTACACCTGATGCTTGGTTAAGAGCGGAATTGCTTGGTTCGCTATAGACCAGAACATTGTTTTTATCTTTGACGGTTATCGAATACATCCCATCGACAAACACATTAGTCACTGATCCATTGCGAACCATGTACCCACCATTTGTTCTAACGGGCTGTGAAATTGGGATTGTTCCATCAGCATCTGCAAAAATATCAACAGGGCTTTTTTCTGGATTCTGGTTTTCAATGCCAAAATAGATTTTCCCATCTTCCAGAGTCGTGCCGTCTTTTTCAAAAAACAGCGTATACGGTGACAATACTGGTCTCATTGGTTCTCTGCCTCTGGTTGTAACGCTGTGAGTATAAAAGCTTCACGCGCCCCGTTATTGTTCGGGATTTTGATGGTAGATGCAAATTTTCTGAATTGCTCTGATCGGGAAATTTTCTGCACTATTTCAGCAGGAACTTCAGTGCCATCTGCCTCTGCCTTTAATGCCGCTTTTGCCAAATCCGAGAATTCAGGCGACGTTATAACCGCGTTAAACTTCGCCAGCTTTTGCTCAGGCGCTTCTTGTAGGAAATTTAACGCCTTGTCCCCAAATGGGATATACATGGATGCGGCCTTGGTTGCCTTTCCTGTAACCTCGCCTGCCATCATCTTATCCAGCACATTGTTCAATCCGATATTCTCGACTACGCCCTGAAGCCCGATTCCGGTATGCTTGATTGCAGTGTTCATTTTGTTGACGCGCTTTGACAGCACATAAAGCGCCCTCAGCCCTTCGCGTTGATCCTTCGACATATCCTTCATAACCGCCTTGGCGATTTCAGGGTGCTGCATAATTCCGCTGTATAGTGTTTCGTATTTCTCAAAACTGACGCCGGTATTCTTGGCATTGCGCGTGTTGTGCAGGATTGCAGACATCAGCGTTTT